TTTCTCTAAAATGAGCCAAAAAAGCAAAAAAGGCTAAAGGCTGATGACTACACAAGAGAGAATTTTATTAATCGATAATGCGATCGATGATGTTTTGGATAACCTCAAAGATGGCATCGAGATAAAAGAATACTGGATCGATAACTTAAAAGTCGTAAAGCGTAGCCCACTAGAGCTAATAAGCGAACTAAGAAGAATAAGAGCAAGCATCATAAAAGACGCACAAAAGGCAAAAGCGACTAGTAAAACATATATTTTTGGGGATAGGTATTGATGAAGCGAAAAACAAAGCAAAATTTATCTAAAAACATAAGCGTAAAACCAAAGATAAATTTTTTCAAATATCCAAGCTTAGAGCCTAACCGAATAAACTCATACGAGATAAGCCAGCTACTAAGAAATCAAGACATCGACAAAGTAAGTGCAAAGCTAAGAAAACAAGCACGCAGCATAAGCACGTCAGTATCTCTAACAAGTGGCTTTTTTGAGACGTTATGCAGTGAAATTTACGGCGAGCAAGGTTTTATCCTTGATATAACTACGCCAAAGAAAAATCTAAATCAAGCCGTGCAAAAATCATTTTTTGAGTGGGAACATATATGCTGCAAATATGGCGTTTATGATTTTGGTGATTATGAAGAGATGATCCTAACTGCGCTTTATCGTGACGGCGAGGCATTTATCAAGCTACATAAAAGCGATATGCTACAAATCGAGCTAATCGACGCCGAAGACATAGACAACGACCTAACCGACGAGAGCAAACATATATATTACGGCATAGAATACGACGCTGAGCGAGAGATGACGCCAAAAGCATACTACCGCCTGCTTAAAAATGGCAAATATGAAGTGATCCCAGCATCCGAGATCATACACATTAAAAAGTCATCACTCTCAAAACAAAAAAGAGGCGTAAGCAAGCTAGCAAGTGCAATCTTTGACACTCACAGCAAAGACAAGCTAAAAAAAGCAGAGCTTGATCGTGCAAGGCTTGCGAGCGAGCTAACTGGATTTTTTACTCACAAAGACGAGGGATCGATACTTGGCAATGTCGAGTACGGCGATGACGGCGAGATAAGACAAAAAGAGATAAATTTGCCTGAAAGCGTGCAGACTGGCACATTTACATTTTTAGAGGATGGCATCACTCCGCAATTTGTAGAGCCGCACAATCCGATCAATATGGAGTATTTTTTAAAAAGCACCGATAGGGATGTCGCTCGCTCGCTAGGGCTTAGCTACTCCACTTATACTGGCGATTTGAGAGAAGTAAATTACAGCTCCATTCGTCAAGGCACGATCGCAGAGCGCCGAAATTTTAAGAGGATACAAAATTTTATAAAGCGTAAATTTCACGATGAAGTTTTTAAAAGGTGGATGGAGTGCGAATTAATCGCAGGACGCATCAAGCCAAGCGATTATAAGCAACTAATAGGACACTTTACATTTAAATCTCAAGGATGGGAGTATATCGACCCAGTAAAAGAGGTAAATGCGAACAAGATCGCCATTAGCGCAGGATTTAAGACGATAAGCGAAGTATTAAGGGAGAAAGGCGTTGAGCTTGATGATTTTATGGACGAGCTAGAGAAAGAGAAAGAATTAGTAGAAAAATTAAGGGAAATTAAAATTCTAAAAGGAGAAATTGATGAAAAAGATCAATCTGCAAAATGAGGATATATCTAAATTTAAAGCCGTTTTGGCAGATAACGCGATAAACGACAAAGCCAAAACAATAAGCTTTTTGGCGCTAAGTCATAATAATTTGCATAAACGCTACTCATTTTTTGGCGATGAGTATTATCTAAGCGTGGATTTAAGCGGAGTGAAATTTGAAGCTACTACGCTATATCTAGATCATGATGTAAGTTTTGAAAATGCTATCGGCAAGATCATAGATACAAAGCTAGATGATAAGGGCTTTAAAGTGATCGTGCAGTTTAACGACGAGGTAAGCCAAAGCCGTGAAGCATACGCCAAATTTAAAGCAGGCTTTAGTGATAGCGTGAGCGTAGGATTTAAGAGTTATGAGCTAAAAGAGTGCGAGCCGATAGGTGGTATCGAGCATTTTGAGATAATAAACGGCGTAATAAATGAGCTTAGTGCGGTGTGGCAAGGCGCTGATCCAAACGCGAAAGTGGCAAATTTTGCAAAAGAGCAAGAAAAACCAAAAGCACAAGAGCAAGAAATACAAAAAGCAGATGAAAAAATAGAGCTTAAAGCTGAGAAAAAGGACGAAACAAGAGAAATCATCGAGCTAGCCGAAATTTTAGGCAAACAAAATGAAGCGCTCGAAGCGATAAAAAACAAGATGAGCTTTAGCGAGTTTAGCAGCAAGATAAAAGAACAACAACAAAAAACCAACGACATAAAGGAGTTTAACATTATGAAAAGAGAGAATACGCAAGAATTTAGCCTAGCAAACATAATCAAAAATGCAGGCAACGCCAGCACGGCAGATTTAGGCTTTGAAGTAGAAAACTACTTTAACAAAAGCAATGGTCGATTTGTTTTACCGCCTGACTTTGGTGCGAGATTTAATGATAGCATCACAACAACGACACAAGGCGCAGGCGCGATCGCGACTGAATTTAGAGATGATTTGCTCATTGAAGAAGTAAAAAAAGAAAGCCCACTTTTGAGCGAGTGTAGCTGGCTTGATGGGTTAAGCCAAAGAGTAGAGATACCACGTAACAACTCAAACATTACCGCCGATTTTGTAGAAGAAGGACAAAGCAGAGATAGCGAAAACTTATCGTTTGATAAGATCATTCTTGAGCCTCATACGTTGCTCGCAACTATTAGGATCACAAGAACGATGATGAATATGTCAGCCTTTGGGCTAGAGAGCTTTGCATACAAAGCGATGAAATTTGCAATACGTAAAAAACTTGAAGAAGTGATCCTTTATGGCAAAGGCGTAATTAAAGGCATTTTCGAGATAAGCGGAGTACCAAGTATCGCAGGGTATATGACTGCTCCGACATTAGAAAAAACTTTAAGTTTTGGTGACACGCTAGAAAATAACAACGGCAATATTGCAAACGCTAAATTTGCGCTAAAGAATAGTGACGTGAGCAAGCTAAAAGCAACAGCGCGCGGCATGTCAAACGAAAAGATGCTAATCGAAGAGTTAGGAAACCTACAAGGCTATCCATACTTTACGACACAGCTTATTAAAAGCGGCGATGTAGTATTTGGCGATTTTAAAGACATCTTTATCGGCTCATTTAAAGGTATTGAGCTACTTACTCACAATGAGAGGGGCGGCGATATTATCCTAGAGCTATATTTGGACGTAGATGCCAAACTTGCACGTGAAAAATCATTTGTAATTTCAAAGACGAGCGCATAAAAATGTCAAATTTTACTAAGTCTATGCAATTTTTAACGAGGCTTGAATTTAGCAGTCCAAGCCTTGCGCTGCACAAGAACGAAACCGAAAACGGCTTAACATTTTTTGGAATTTATGAGTGTGCCCATCCTGATTTTAAGGGGTGGGATCTTGTAAAACAAGTGCTAAAGGACAAAAGCTTAAAAGAAGCTAGCGTTATACTTTATAACAACAGCGATCTTGTGGCTTTAGTCTATGAGTTTTATAAACGAGAGTTTTGGAACAAGATGCGACTTGATGAGGTAGAAAGCGATTTAAAAGCCAGCGAGATATTTGTTTTTGGCGTAAATGTAGGCGCAAAAGTAGCCATAAAACTCACTCAAACGCTTTTAAATGTAGCAGTTGATGGAGTTATGGGGGTGCAAACATTAAATGCGCTAAACGCATACGACGAAGACAAATTTAACGTTGAATTTGACAGCTATGAGATCGCATATTACGCAAGCCTAGTCAGCAAAAATCCAAAACTCAAAATTTACGCCAACGGCTGGAAAAATAGAGCATTAGCAATTTAAAAAGGGTAAAAATGAAGTATAAAATTCTTTACAACACGAGAATATCAACGAAAAACTATAAAGCAGGCGATGAGATAGAATTTGCATCTGGCACGGACGAGCTTTTTATAAAAAGGCTCGTCGATATAAAATGCATCGAGCCAGTAGCAGGCAGTGAAAAGCAAAAAGAGGCTAAAACCCTAAGAGGCACAAACGTAAAAGAGCAAGAAAAACAAGCTAAAAAGCAAGACAAAAAGCGACCAGATGATAGCGAGGATGATGATTTAGGCGTTGATTTAGACGGCATCGAGGGTTAAAATGCTAAATATGCAGATGGTAAAAAGAGACGTAAAAAGCCTTTTTGCAAAGACAAACGCCACTTTGACAAAAGATGATATAGCGCTAAATTGCCACTTCAACAAATATACCAAAGTGATCTTTGATGACGGCGCAGTTGCAACGCAAACAACGGCGCTAATTAATGATGACGACGGCATAAAGCTAAGAGTAAAAGATGAGGTGATGATAAACGAGCAAGGCTATATCATCACCAAAATCGAGCTTGAAAACCAAGTAACAAAACGGCTATATTTAAAAGAGGCATAAAATGCAAAGAGAAACAATCATTAACGATCTTTTTACCCTGCTTAAGCCACTTTGCGAGAACGTGGAGCTTTTTTTAACTCCAGTATTTGAGCGCAAAGACCTACCCATAATCATCATAAAAGACACTGACGACACCATCGAAAACGATGCATTTGTTAGCATCTCGCACGCTCTAAACGTTGAGGTGCGAATGATAACTGCAAAGTATAACGCATCAAACGAGATAATAAAAGCCGTTTTGAATGCTCTAAAAGGATATAAAAGCAAATTTCTAAAGATAGAGCAAACAAGCCTAAATCGCGAGAGCTTTGAGCTATACGATGATGAGTATATCCTAAGCACGATCGCGCTAAAAATTTATTATAAAAGTGAGCTTTGGGAAGCATGAGAGAGCTATTTTTAGGCAAAATCTGTGAGGTTAGAAACGAGCTTGTAAGGGTTGATTATTTAGGCACTATAACGCCTTTTATACCTTATTTGCAATTTGCGAATTCATACAAAAGGAGTTTTACACCGCCACGAGTTGAGGAGCAAGTAATGCTAGTCGATTTTGGCGGAGCAAAGATCGCGATAGGTAGCTTTTTAAATGCGAGCTTTAGCACGCCAAGCGGTGCAAGCACAACAAAAGAGGTAAGCCAGTACGAGGACGGCACGATAATAAGCTACGACACATCAAGCTCAACGCTTGAAATCACAAATCCAAAAGTGATAAATATAGTGGTGCAAAACGATATAAACGTAACTTGCAAAAACGCAAATTTAACCGCGCAAAAAACCACTATAAAAAGTCCTAGTGTGCAAATTCTAGGCAACACAAACATACAAGGCGCGATCACCACATCAGGAGACGGCGGCGGAAGTGGCGAGTTTAGTATCAATGGAAATTTAAGGATAAAAGGCAATTTAACTACAACTGGTAGCATAACCGACGCAAGGGGCGATCTAACTGGTCACAGCCACAATGACACCGACGGCGGCAAATCACTACCTAGATGATTTTTTGAGCTTTCTAAAATCAGAGGGGCGAACTACATCTTTATCGATCCAAAGCCCTTTTTTAAGCGACTGCGCGTTTTGCTGAAAGGCAACATAATCTTTTGAAAATTTATCATACGCCCACGCATAGCCATCAATAACCATTTGAGCGTTTATATCTTGATCGCCATTATACAAGACAGCCAAAGTGCGCCCATATTTGTCTTTACCTTTTTCGTTGATATTTAATGATTTGTTTGAAATTAGATCGATTAGATGGCGCTTTGAGGCTTTGCCAAATGGCTGCTTTAGCTCTGGCGCATCAATGCCATAAAGACGAATTTTAATCTTTTCTTTTCTTTTTTGGCTCGTTAATGCGGTGATAGTGTCGCCATCATAAATTTTAATTATTTTTATTTGGTCGGCGAATAAAATAGATATAAAAAGCAAAAACATATAAACAAATTTCATTTAATCCCCTTGTAAATTTTTGTCTATGCAATTTTATACAATCAAAGCAAAAAAAGGGCAAAAATGCATCAAATCGAAGTAGAGGAAAATTTAAGGCGTATTTTTATTACGAACAAATATACAAAGACCTTACGCCCTCTTTTTGGACTTGATAGGCATATAGACAAAAGCGCCGATCTTTATAATCTGCTGGCACTAAAAGAGGATATAACCGAGCAGATCAAAAAGCACGAGCCACGCATTCAAACTGACAGCATAAGCTTTGAGGACGATAACGGCTCGATCATCTGCGAAATATCATACACACAAGACAAAGAAGCTAAATTTTTAAGGCTAAATATATGAAAGTGCCAAATTTTATAAAGCCACTAGATATAGACAAAGAGCGAGAAGCTATCATAAGCGAGTTTAAAACAAAGAGCGGAAAGCTAGACTATATCCCACTAATAGGGGATGATTATATGACGCTTATTGATATATTTTTGTTTAAGCTTAACAACTTTATCGAGCTTACAAACGTTAAAATTTCTCAAAATTACCTACTTTTTAGCAGAGGCGAGTATCTCGATGAGCTTGTAAAACTAATCGGCATAAAGCGAAACGAAGAGATAAAGCCAATCGCAAAAGTCGAAATAAAAGTAAATAGCTCAACATTTCTAAGCAAAGGCACTAAATTTACGGATACCAAAGGGCATTTTGCCTATCTGCTAAAAGATATATACGTAAGCGACACGGCGATAGTTGAGATCGAAGCGGCAGACTATTTTAAAGAGCCTTACGAGACTACAATACTTGAAATACCAAATATCTATATAACCGAGATAAACATAAAAGAGCCTTTTAGCGGCTTTAAGGCACGTGAGAGCGATGATGAGTTGAGGGATAGATTTTTATTAGCGCTTCATCGCTTTAGCACGGCTGGCAGCGAAAAAGCTTATCTTTTTCACATCTTAAGCGTCGAGGGCATAAGCAAAGCAAATGTATATCAGCTAAGTGCTGGCGTCGTGCAAGTAGTTTATTTATCCAAATTTAGCGAGCAAATCGCTAAAGAAAAGATCAAAGAGACACTAAAGGACAAAATCCCACTAACCGATGATGTGCGAATAAAAGAGGCGAATAAAGTTACTCTTGATCTAGTTATTGAGATCGCGCCAAAGCAGAATTTTATGTTTAATGAAATTTTGGCAAATGCAGACCTAAGAATAAAAGAGTTTTTTGGCACGCTAAAGATCAACGAGACGCCACACATCTCGCAGATCATTGAAGTGGCTTTTGATGAAAATACCGCATCCGTTGAGGTAAAAACGCCAATCCCAGCAGCTGATCGAGATAGTATCATTATTTTAAATTCACTTCAAATAAATAAGGCTAACCATGCTTGATTTAAGAGCTTATAGCGATGTGCTTTTTAGGATTGATGAAGTCTTTGCGCCAAAAATGGATGAGTATTTAGTCTTTGATGAGCGATTTTTCTATAACCAAACCGAGCTAAATAGGGCTTATCTGGCTCATCAATTTGATACCGAGCCAAAAAGCCTAAGCATAGAGGAGACAAAAGAGCTACTAAAAGCACCGCTAAAAACCTACTTTTTTGAGGGGACAAGCGAGAGTTTAGAAACTGGGCTAAAGACATATTATAGCGGCGCAAGCACTAAGCAGTGGAGCGAATACGGCGGCGAGCCATAT